ATAGGCGGCAATTACCTGGGGCTCCGCCTGGTAGTCAGCCCCGTCCAAGTGAATCTTATCCATCTTGTCCTCGTTTTTGTTGTTGTTTACTTCATACTTGTTCATGTCGGGGAGTGTAGGCGTTCCGGCGGAATCCATACGGATAGAGTTTCCGTCACCGGCACGGGGAACTGGAACCAAGGCAACATGATTGTAACGGATATTGCGCTGGATGCAGTCGTACTTCATGCCCATCCACGTTCCGCTAGTCCATTCAATGTCGCAAGAGTAGCCGCAAGAAAGCGAGCGTGCGGTGCCGTTTTCCACGGCGTCGATGCCGTCCTTCTTTGTCGCGGCCAGCGAAACGTAGACGCGGTACGAATCGGTCGTTACATCGGAACCGACGGAGCCGACTTGCAGGGCCTCGATGTTTTCGGGCGTAACGGCTTCTTCGGGGTGCAAAAGTGTCAAAGGCTTAAGGCGTAGCGAGGCGAGCGAATCGGCATTGAAAACTTCTTCGGGCAAGCGGAGCTCGCGGCGTTCGGAGCCGTCCGGGTTGCGGTAAGAAAAAACACCGATTGAAGTTACTGGCGCACGGGCCACAAGGAACCCCTCGGCTGTCTTTTCGGCGGGCGAGGTGGCGTAATCGATGGCGTCTTCGTACCAGTCGAGGCGGCTTTGGGCCGCTAAAATCTTGTCCTTCTTATCCATCATGACCTAAATATAATAAAAAAATAACAAAATAATAACAAAATTTTTTACAAAAAATCCACAAACAAGGGGACGGCGTTTAAAAACCGTCCCCTACGGGGTCAAAATTCACAGGATTTCTTCTTCTGGATATTCGACTTCTTCGAGCATGTCCGCTAGAGGATCGTCAATAGGAATATCCTTTACGGCCTTCAAAACCTTCTCGTCGGATACTTCCTCCTTGAACTTGTAGTCTATTCCGTCACGGTTCAAGACGACCGCATCGACCCAGCGGTTATATACTATCGAATAGCCCTTCAATAGGCAATAGTCTTCAAGTTCGATTGATTCGGTCAGCTTTTCGGTTGTCATTCTATCGGGCCTCCTTTATCAAATCTAATACAAAATCGCGCGAAGTTGGCAGATATTTTTCGAGAAGCTCCCTGCCGTTGTCATTCGGGCTCGACAACATTTCGAGAATTTCGGCGAAGGCTTCCACCGACTTGTTCGCCTCGCCGTCCCGTCCTCTCCAGTATCGGGAGCCGTGGCCCAGGTTGCCGAAAAAGTTTTCTTTCCCGGTTCCGGCCTCGAACATATCCGAGAATGAACCGAACACGGAATCTTCGTCCCCGCCCTTCTTCGTTTCCTTGACAAGATCAGTCAGCGTCTTGCTGAACTTGTCTATGGTCGTGAGGTTGGCCGGATTCTCGTAGCGTTCTATGCGGTTCAAAACATATTCCGAGACGATGTTGGTTTTCCCGTTTACAAGGGCCTCGAACATTTCGCGGTTTTCGATGGTGCCTAGAATAGCCATGGTTTTCCGGTGCGTCTCGATGTCGTTCACCTTTCCCATAGCGGCCCTTATCCAGTCGTAGCGTTGCGAGCCTTCGGCCTTCAAGGCTTCGGCAATGGCGGCCATGCTTTCGTTCGGTATCGACTTGACAAGGCCCTTGATGGTGTCGAGCCGTTCGGCCTTTACCGCCGTAACAATAGGGTCTATCAGTTCGTCCCTTACGATTTCGCCAAGGTTCCTGTTGCCGAACTTTGCCGACTTCAAGGTAGACGCGTAAACGGCGCCCTTGCTTCGCCCTATCTTCCGGTCTATGGCGTGGCCCACCTCGTGCACGATGTCGCCGCCAGTGGCCCCGGCTTTCTTGATCTTGACTTCAAGGAAAAAAGAACCGAAGGCGCTTCTGGACGAGCTTTTGAGTTCACGCACGAAAGACAGAAAAGTGTTCGAGTAGGCAAGCTGCGATTCGCCGTCGAGCCTCTTTATTCGCGAGAAGGCGTCACTCTTTACGCGGTTCGGAATCTTCGAAGATTCGGGAAACTTCGCGGACAATGAGTTTAAAAATTCCTTTTCGCTTGCAAAGATTCCCACGTTCTCTGCTATCGGTTCGGTTTCGGTCGTTGTAGGCGGAGCCACCTCTTCGGGTTCGGTTGGCAAGTCGGAGCCCTCGACGCCTTCGAGCTCGTCCCAGTTCGGGACGGCAACGCAACGGCACATGATGGCCATTCCTGGGTGAAAGTACGGGGCGTCACCGGCACGTTTCACCCATTCGCCGTTTTCTAGCCACACGGTCGGATCATCCCAGCGGCAAATCTTGCCCTGCATGACAAAATGAGACGGCAACGCCTTCGGATATAGGCCGCTGGGGTCGCCCCTGACGCGTTCATCCTGGGCCGTGTCCCAGACATATGTTTCAAGGCCCGCATCGGTCATGCGCCCATGCGTTAGCGACGAGTTAAGCTTTGCGGTCTGGTCTCGCGCTATGATTCGGGCGCGGCGGTAGCTTATGCCCGGAAGGTCCGCATTTATCAGGGCCGTTACTTCCTTTGCGCTCTTGCCGACCTTCACGCCGTCGCGGATTCTTCGGGCCACCGTGTCGAGCATGTCCTGCGTGGCCTTCGTGATAAGCGTCACCTGTTCGCGCGACCATTCATCCAGGACATTCTTTAGCCACGGTTCGTCTTCCGCGAAAGCCTCGCCAATGGCGATTTTCTTAAAGGCGTTCAGTTCGCGGCGGTTAAATTCCGAGATAGACTTTGAAACGCTAACGATGGCACCAAGCGCCGGGCCGTTCGTTCCTGGAACTGGCTCCAGGTCTTGCAGGGCGTCCACACGCGGCACCATCATTGGTACGGCGATTTTCGCGTATTCCTTCCACCGCTTCGACATGAAACGGTTAATGGCGGCGGCATATTGCCGTTCAAGCGAAAGCGGGTATTTCCATTTGATGGCCTTAAGGCGGCGCAACTTGACTTTAGTCATGCCGCCAGCCCGCTTAAGGTCGTTGATAAACTTGCTCGTAGGAATCATCTATATCATTCCCCCGTTAGGTTACGCCCCGGCGCCTTCGCCCTCGTCCTTGTCGAGGTCTATTATGGCCTCGTCTTCCACGCTGGTTTCGAGCGCATAGCCGCCCACAAAGCGGTTCTTTCTCACTTCCTCCTGCGACAGCACGCCGGCATCGACATAGTTCTTGTCGGTACGGCTCTGGATTTCGCGGGTCTCGGCATCCGTCTTCTGGTCGCGTTTCGAAAGCGGGTTGAAATTGATCGTGAGCGATTCCTTGGACGTGTCCACCGTCTTTGATTTCGCGTTCAGTATGCCCATGAACTTGTAGAGCGGCGGAGCAAGCTGCGCCTGTTGCAAACCGGCAACGTAGGAATTGAAGTTATCGTCGTCGCCCTCGCCTGTGGCGTTCATTCCTGCGGCGGAACGACCAAAAAGCAGGGTTACGGGGATTCGGTAGGAACCGGCGACGCTCATGGCCTGTCTGTCCCAGATTTCGGGGAGACCGGCAAAAGAGAAGTTCTCGCGGGTGCAGTCTTCGCCTTCGCCGAGCATAACGCCATTGATGATGCTTTTCTGTTCGTCGATGGCTTCCATGCGGGTCTCGATGGCCTTGTAGTTGTTTTCGGACACGAGCTGTTCCAGGTTCGACATCTTGTACTTGACAATCGAACATTCCTTTACGAGGTGCGAGATTCCCTGCACCGTAGTGCCGAAGTGGCCCGCGTCTTCAAGGCCCTCGTAGATAGCGGAGAGACCCCAGAACTTTTCATAGTCGAGCCAGCCGGGGAAAGCCGCGTCTACTTTCGTTACGGACTTGAAAACGAGACAGCGGGAGGCGTGCACCGTGAAGAAAGTGCCGGATGCCGTCTGCAAGATGTAGCGTTCGTAATTCTCGAAATACAATGATTCCGGCATTTTCACCGTTTCCATCATCGACAACATGACGCGGGTGCGCGGGTACACTCGCAGACCGCGGATAGTCCCGCCCTTTGCCGGATCCCATGGCAAATCCCATTCACCGGCACCGGCCACATCGAGAACGATGATTGAACCGCCGAAAATACGCGTCCACTTCAATGCCTCTATGAACTTTGCCGGGCCGTCGAGCTTCTGGAACGCCTTGTAAAGTGTACCGTCGTCGCCCTCGACCTCAAAGCCGTTCTGCATCATCTTCTCTGCTACGATGTTGACGGCGTTTTTTACGCGACCGTCGGTATAGTACAGGCTTTCAAGCTGTACATCGACAAGGCGCGGGAACCCGGGAACAACATCGACATCGTTCGATGTTCCGATAAGCGACTTGTCTTTTTTCATTCCGAGGCCGGACAAAACATTTCTCCAGGCGTCGGTGCGGAAAAGGCTGGAAAGTTTCACCATTTTTCTTTTCTCCTAGTTTGTCTTTTTTCCTTTTTTATTGATAGAGGCCGGAAACACCGCCGCCACGATAAAAGGCCTGTCGCAAGAGGGAGGACGCGCTGTCGGGCGCGTCTCGCGGGTCTTGGCCCGGTCGGTAGTCGTTGACCTGGTTCAAATAGTTCGGGTCGGTATTCGGATCCCATACGATTCGCTGCCAGTATTTTTTCAGGAACGAAACAATCTTTATATCCTTGTTCATGCTCTCGGCATAGGCGCGGACGGTCGGGAATCCTGGAATACGCCGCAATTCTCCAGCCGCCATGCCCTTGTCGGGGTTCTTTTCGATGTGGAACGTGCGAACGTTGCGGTTCCTGCACTCGCGGGCGAAATCCAGCTTGCAATCCTCGAAAGTGCCGGTCTCTATCTTGCC